AAGTTACTTTTGTTCCTCCAGGAAATGAAGTTCGAAAGCCTCCGCCTCCGCCCCCTCCTCCGGGAGTTTGTCCACCACCGCCGCCGCCAGCAACTAATAAATAATCTACATCAAGTGCAAGACCACCTGATGTTAATCCAAATGCTGAGGCTGCTCCTGCTCCTCGTGAACCTAATATTGGCATAATCTTTCTCCTCCTAATTTATTACGCAAACTGTGTTTGAGACGCTAAAACTGTAAACGTCGCTGAACCAGTTTTGATAACTGTGTATGTATAAACATCAATAGAACTAGCATTACCAGCAGATGGAGCTGATCCACCTTGGTATTCAGGAGTTACTGATGATCCATCAATTTGAACAGCATTATTGTAATAAGGAGTTGATCCTTGCGTAACTAAATGCGCTATAGTAATTGATTCTCCAGTGTCCATGATTGAGTCTAATGAGTTTGATCCATCACCTCTAATATTTAATGTCCAGTTAGCTGCTGCGTTGGATGTAAAATTCCAAACTGCTTGAGTAAGAACATCGTAGTTGATTGTTCCTGTAGCAGCTGTTGCTTCAGTTGTAACTTTTTCTGCAAGACTTTGAATTTTACCTTGACCATTGAAAGTCGCTCTACCCGTTCCTTTTGGTGTAAGGTTTAAGTCAATGTTAGTGTCTCCACCAGTTACTGAAATCGCTGGAGCATTACCTGTAGCTGCGTTAGCTACCGTAAATTCGTTAACTGCAGATCCAGTTGTTGAAAATTTAATTTGTTCATTTCCATTTTCATCAATAATACCTGTGTTAGTGTCAATAGTAATGTTCTTACCATTTGCATCTAGGTCTGCTGAAAGTTGTGGTGAGAAGTCAGATGATAAATCTGTAAACGCTGTGTCAACAACATTTGTTCCATCTGAATAAACCATTTTAGTGCCTTTGTCAGCAGCTGCCCAAGTTACTCCAGATCCTGAAGTAGTTTTGAAAGTTACTGTGTAAGCACCAGTAGTCGCATTATCAACTATAAAAGTTTTTTCGATTGAATCAGGAATAGTTACGTTAACTGCTCCTCCGATTGTTCCAACTAATTTTAATACAGCGTTTTTACCATTTGATAAAGCACCGTTAGAAAAAGTTAAAGTTGCTCCAGAAGTAATTGCAACTGATTGAAATCCACCAATTGCTTGTTCTAGAATTAATAAGTTTGTGTTAGTTATCTGTCCCCAAGTTCCCGAGTTTTCCCCAGTTGCTTGGACTGTAAGTTTTAGGTTTGCCGATGTAGAGTTCGCCATTTTTTATCTCCAATTCTTAGTATATTATAAATTATTTTAAATAGTGTCAAACACTAATTTTAAGCAGCATTTGTAGGAACTTCCTGCCATCCTGGAGGTGTCGTTGGCGCTGAACCTGTATCGACTGCATTCCAAATCAGTACATTTGTACCTGTACCTTGACCTGTTGTCAAGCTATTTCCAGTAAGAATTACATTACCTTCTCCAGTAACTGTAACTGACCCTAACTGAACAGTTTGTAAAGTGACCCCTGTTAGATCAATAATAGTATTAGCATCTAAAGTAGCTGTTCCTAAAGATGCTGTCAATGGGAAAATATCATCAGTATCAGGTCTAAATAAACCATCACCCCAAGTAGATTCACCCCATGTTCCATCACCCCAATTCATGGCAGCTAATGGAGCTATATTTGCATCACCTCTAATATTAAAGGTATCGCTAGCAGCTAAAGCGATTGCCATAGCCTGACCTGTAAGCGAAGCATCTGGAGCGGGATCTGTACCAGAGAAGTTTTCTAACATACTCATTACAAGAGTATTTGTTTGTCCATTACCCCATGCAAAATTACCCCATGCAGATCTGTATCCCCAATATCCAACAGAGAATGCATTTACTTCTGCTATTGTAATATTATCTCCAATCGCTGTTCCTAGCGTAGCCGACATTGGTGTTCCACTCGCAGGAATAACTGCTATCTCAAATGTTAAACTTGCTCCAAGAGAGAAACCAGTTAGGATAGGACCAACTTTAATACTTGTAGATTCATCACCTAAAGTTGCAGTTAATGCGTTTCCAGAAAGAATTAAGTTAGAATCTCCATCAAATTCTATACCACCAGAACCTTCTGCCATGGTCATAGTTTGACCTGAAAGCGTAACTGTTTGAACAGATGCTCCCCATCCTTCAACACCCCAACCGTCAGATCCCCAACCAGTGTTAATTTCGTTATCGATTGTTACGCTAGCAAGATTTGCTGAAATAGCATTTCCAGTTAAAATACAAGTTCCATAAGCACCCCAACCAGTATGTCCCCATGGAGAACCACCCCAACCAGAGTTAATATCAGTATTAATTAATTCATCACCAACAGTTGCGGTCATTGCTTGACCAGAAAGAATTACATCTGCAAAACCATTCCATACTTGAGAACCCCAAGTTGATCTTCCCCAACCTGTGCTTGATGTTTGTCCTACATTTCCAAGGGCAACTCCTAAACCAAATCCAGTTACAACCTGATCACCGGCTCCAACATTACCCCATGTTCCTTCACTCCACGACTCACCGCCCCATCCTGAGCTAGGAAAGACAGCAGCTAAAGTTCCGAGATTAGCGGCTAAAGTAAAACCTGTTGGTTGTAAAAAGTTATTTGTACTACCCCAAGAGTTATCACCCCATTCAGCAGAACTCCAACCAGAACTAGGAGTTGAAGATTCATCTCCAAGTTCCATTGGTAAAGAAAAACTAGAAAGCTGTAAAGTTACATTGTCTTGATCACCCCACTGACCATCGCCCCAATTGAGTGCACTCCATGTATCTTGAGTGATATCAAATTCACCACCCATTCCTATACCATGTATATAACATAGGTAATAAAAATCTGTTTCTGTTTGTGGAGTTATTTCTACATATCTGTCTGTAGCATTGTTGAAAGTAGTTGTGTTAGTATAATTAGATTGATTGCTAGCTCCATCCAAAAAATAATTTACATTCGCAGAAATTATATTGGACGTGCTTGTGCTAGTAGAAAAAATTAATGGATGGCCATCATTTGTAGAATCAGTTTGATCAAATCTTATAGAAGCACCAGAAACCCATTGCACTGTTCCGGGCCCAGTTGCATTTCTAACTCCATCTAAATAAAATACATTACCTGTTCCACCGCCGTATAAACTACCGGATGCAACCGTGACATCATAAGTAAGGTCGTTAGCTCGAGACATGAGCCCACCCATTCCTATGCCATGATACCAACAGAGATAATAAAAACTAGAAGCTGATGTAGAAGTAATCTCGACGTAACGCGTAGTGGCCGCGTTGAACGTTGTAGAATTCATGTAATCTGTTTGGTTACTAGCTCCATCGAGATAGTAAGTTACTCCAGTAGAAATTATTTGCGCTTTATTTTGTGTGGTAGAAAATAATAAAGGGTGATTATCATTTGAAGAATCACTCTGATCAAATCTATAGGTAAAGCCCGGTTCCCATATTACATCAAACTTCCGTACTCCGTCGAGATAATATACGTTACCCGTTCCACCAGTATACAAGGTTCCACTTGCAACGGTGACCGTGTAAGTTGTATTTGCCATAGGAGTTTACCTCCTATTAGCCCGATATTCTTAATATCGCTGCTGTTGAAGTTGGCGCTGGAAACTGAATAGTGAACGTTCCTGATGTAGCTGTTTTATCTGCTCCAAAGTCTAGAACACAAACTGATGCGTTAGTCGTATCAGAAGATGTATTATAGATTAAAGCACCTCTAGCTGTTAACGTCACTCCAGTAAAAGACCTGTCTGCGAAGTCAACTCTTGCTACACCTGCAGTGATAGAAGTTCCATTGTTAACAAGTAGTCCACCACCTGAAGTGTATTGACCACTGTTTCCAACTTCACTTGAAGCTGTAAAAGCAGTTGTTGCAGAGTTTAGAGTTGCTGTTGAAGAGTAAAGAGCTATCTTAAACTTGTCACCACCAGTTTGTTTGAAATTCATGTCAGCTTCTAAAAGCTGTTTCTTAAATGAATTACAAATTGCTTGTGTTATTGCCATAGTTTTTTCTCCTTAACTTATTTTCCGACTCGAGGAACACCTGATTGATATTCATCTCGTCTTCTTCTTCCCATTTGCTCAATTGCAAATCCTTCAACCACTTGTTTATACTTTTGTTCATATAATTGCAAGAGGTCTTGTGGGCCTTTTAGGAAGCCATAAGCTTCTACTAGGCATGCATACAATAGTCCGTTGGGAAAATTCAAACTTATGTATGTAGTAGGATTTGTACTAGATAATCCGGGATCTTTCAAGATATAATTTAGCTGAATTGTGTAAGTCGCATCTGGCGTAGGGGCAACCACGATATGATTTTTGTCCCACCAACTATAGTATTTTGGGACCCCTGTACTGCCTTTAGGATTGAACTCAGACATAAAACTAGTATCTCTCCATTGTAAAAAATCTCTATTGTCAGCAGCTGCTGTTCCATCAGAATCTACAATCTGAGCTGATCTGATTACTAATGTATTGTCTGGAGTTTGAATGAATCTATTACTCGCAGCCAGCAAAGCTGTTGCGTATCTTCTATTGTTGTCAGAATCTACGTCTCTTAAGATTCTAAACTCAGCATCTTCGATAATTCCATTTACAATAACATCAGTTAATACTGTGCTTGACACCTCTGTATAATCTCTGATCTTTGTTTTTAATTCATCATACGTCATGATATATTAATTGTTACACTCCCTAATCTTGTTATTGCTTGTCTTTTCCCATTAATCACTCCTGGATCATCAGGAACCATGCTACCATTACTAACAGTTTGAAATGCAAAGTCACCAGGTAAAACTAAACTAGCCACCATGTTACCACCACCAATTT